GGTTGAGTAAACAATAAAAACTCTTTCGGTCTAAACGGCTCCGATCGTTCCTTGGCATTTCGATTGATGTTTGCAGACATACTCAAATGCTGCGCGGAGATCGCATCCAGCACAGGCGTTCCCCACGGCTCGACGTTGTAGTATCGAATCCAATCCTGAAATTCAGCGCTTGAGATACTTGCCTCGAGCTCTGCAACCGTCCTGCCTAAACCGAGCGCCAGCCGATGCTTAAACCGACGCTCGGGAGTTAGTTTCCCGTGCCAAACCCATTAACGCTAAAGACTTTTTCAGCGATTGTTTGGAACAGGGCGTTACCAATGGCCGTATGCAGGTTTTTGGCATCGTCATCGGTAAACACAGGCGCACCGTCCTGCAGGATTGAGCGAACAATCATGCCCTCGGTCATCGCATTGCGCTTTTGATTTTCATCAGTAAGCGCATCAGCAATAGCGCGAATTTCCGAAACGCTCGCCTCGGATAACTCCGACACCTGCACCACACCCAGGCCGGGCAACTCGAAATCGACGGTTTTAAGTTGCGCAGCGGCAAAGAACAATTGTGCTTTTTCAGACATTTTGTGATTACTCTGTAGAGGTCAAGGAGCCGAGGGCGAGAACGACAGGACCAGTAATGCGAAGCGTCACGTTCAGCTCGATTTTGCCGTTGACCTTTGCGTCTGGAATTTCAGCTTTCGTCACGTAGGCAGCAAACGTATACGTTGCTGGATTGGTAAGCTGATTTGCGCCGAGGCTGATTTTGTACAAAGCCAAGGTTTTAGCGGTTTTGGCAGTAAGAACAGCCTGTTGAGCGGTTGCACCAGTGAAATTCATGGTGACGTCGATCATCCCTGAATCTTCCAAACCCAGCACAAATTCTTTGGATGCGGAAGCAAGATGCGTGACATCAATTTCGTCGACTTTTTGACCGGACGGCTTGATTTCCGTAACCTCTTCAAATGCGTCCCATGTTGATATGGCAGCGGCAGCAGTGGTAATTGCAGCCGCGGTTAATGGATCGGTTTTGGTAAACGACCCACCAAAGGCGATGGTTGTGCCATCAGATCGAATTGCATTGCTCATTGTTTACTCCAAAAAAAATCCCGCCATAAAGACGGGATGGGTTAATTGCTGCAAAACTAAGTGTTGGGTAGCCACATATAAAAATCTAGCGTGACGCGCCTTAAATGAGTGCTTGCGTCGTAATGGCTAGAACGAGAGTGCTTAACAGCACCTATCGCCGTATACAGTCCTACGCATATTGCGTCCGCCAGCCTTGCGGCCTCAGATCGAGTCAGCGAATACACGTCGATCTGATAGCGACTGGGGCTAAGAGACGCCAAGCCCATTAAGGTATAGCCACCATTCGGTTGCGACACCTCTTGATAAATGATGTAGGGTGGCACGTCTTCGTAATCTGCCACGTCAGGTCGAATCGGGTACGACGAAATAGCAGAAATTGTTGCCAGTGCCGCCGCCACTTGATCGTCATTCGTCATGTGGACATCTTCACCAAGTTGCGCGAACACATTAAATGCTGTTCAACATTCATTGAGTCTACGTTTAACACCGCAACAATCTTAAACGTTTGATTCTTCGCTGGGTACGACACTCGCATGCGGTTTGTGATCGCAGCGTTGTACCTTAGACGTATCAAAGTATTGATTTCGCTACTCATCGCTTGTGCGGCCTCTAATTGCTTGCCGGACAAATCCTCAATTACGCAGGAAATGTTATCTAAGACCGTAGTCCACGTGTCTGTAAGTTGCCCAAGAGAATCAGGTGTCCTGGACAACTCTTGCACAGATATTCTGTGCCGAAGCTCGCCTGCCGCAATCACATCGTCACCACTCGATACGGATCCAGCAAAGTATTGACGAAGGGCAGCTCTTCCATTTTCCCACGAGGCAAAATGGCAACTTCCTCTCGGTGCATATACAGCGATCCGACGCGTATTTTTATCCAAGCCTTGATGCCGTCTGGCACGCTCGAAGCGTCGGCATAGCCTGCCGTGAAATCAACCCACACAGCATTGATCTGAGGCAATGTTGGAGGCCAAACCGTTCCAAATATCGGCGTAATGCGAGCAGGCTCACATGAGAGGTCAACCGTATATTTCGACGAGTCTAGCGTTTGTTGCGCCCCGCTCATATCCAGATAATTGATTGAATCCACAGATTGAAGCGGAGGTTTATGCAACAAAATTGCAGTTTGTGGAATTGAAAATGCCGCCCCAAAAGGCGCAAACATTTGGCCTGCAGGAAACGAGTCGAGATAAAGACGCCACCGAGCCGTCATAAGCTGACGTTGTGTCATTGTCTCTGCCCCTTGGCGCGCAGCCGTGATTAACGACGCAATCAAGGTGTCGTCGTCATCCGTTTCCACGCGAAGGTGCAACTTCGCCTCGGCAAGCGTGACTGGCTCATCCGTCGATACAGATAATTGTTTAAGCGACATTTTGAATTCCACAAGGCTAGTGGCCCTTGTGAGGCCACTAGCTTGTTTTCAGCTGTTAAACGATTTGCGAAACAGCAGAAATATTCTGCGAGCTCGCTGGGTAATAGCGATCAGTAGTGGCCAGCAGTTTTGCGCCAACGATGCTGGATGCGCCAGTAACCGTCAGTGTTAGCTGGACATACGAGAAGCCATTGGCACCATCCAAGCTATCGGCCAGCACATCAGCAAGCGCGATTTGATTCGAGCTGGTGATGGGTGCAATTGATTTCAAAGCTTTTGCACTGGTGCCTTGATTGTCGATAGCCTGACTAATAGAGGCAGCAACCGATGCGCTAGCACCAAGCGCAGCCACTTCAATCAAAGCCAAAAGTGAAAACAACTGAGCCATTGAAATCCAGCCGGACGTAACTGAGGCACCAGCCACGGCCTGAGCCGGAATATTGCCAACTACTCCGACCAACTCGGATCCTTTTGCATTTGGAAACATACGTTTCTCCTAAACAATTAAATTTGAAAACTGCTCGGGCGAACCCGAGCGAGGCTGTCCGATTAGCGCGCGGCTAGCTGGACAAAAGGTGACAGAGAGTTCGCGCCTTTAGCAGGACTGATTGCAGCCGTGATCTTTGGCTGTGCATCGAGACGGAACACAGTGCGGAAGGCTGTCGCATCGGCATCGAAATAAATGTGCATCGATGTGTCGGTGCGGAAACCGCCAGCCTTGGTGATCGTTTGGACATAACTCATGTCGGCCAGCAGAACGTCTCCTTGCGAGCTAAACGTATTGGCGTGTTGAGTAACGATTACAGGGCGACCTAAAAGCGTTCCGTAGGGGCTCGTCTGGATTGCGCCGGTTTGTTGATTACCCATGGGGAAATAAATTGGGTAATTGCCGAGCGTCAGGGTAAAGAGTGCTGGCAGCACGTCATTGTTAATCAGCCAGACAGCGCGGCCAAATGATGCGGGAGGCAACCGAGCGATCATGTTCGCCAAATTGGTTGCTGTGAGCGTCTTAGTCGCTTGGCCGGTATCTTTTGACTGAGTGATTACTGCGTTACCGGAAAACGCGCCAAAAGGCACGGGTCCGCCAGTACCGAACAACAGCGCCTCGTTGGTTTTCCAGCGAATCGAGTCAGCAATCTTGTTTGGCAAGTAGCTGGTCAACATCGTCGAATCCTCAAGCATTTCATCGGATGCCGGAACGAGTGCCATCAACTTTTTCAGACGCAGAGCCATTGCGCCGAGAACAGGCTTGGTACCTGTCGCAGCACTTGATTCACCCTGCCAATAAGCGCGAATGCCATTGGTTCCCCAAGGAGTGGTCTCGTCTTTTGGGATAACCATTGAGTTCGAGCTGATCTCGGCCGTATCGGTCAGAGGCAACAAAGAATCTTCTGTCAAAGACAGCGTAAAAATTTCTTTACTGAACTCAGGTGGAACCAAAAAGCCACCATCGGCGCCTGTCGATTCGCCAGAATATAAGGACGGCGTTGCAGCCAAGCGAGGATCTGGGCGCATATTAGGCAATGCTGCCTGATGCACTGACGACATAAAGTCGCCAAAAGATTTGAAACCGCGCTTTTCGTCTTTGTCAGCGTTTTCTGTCACCGAAATGTAGGCATCTGCAACAGGCTCAACAAAAGCGGATTGAGCGGCGATGTCTTGCTCAATATCGATCTGCGCTTGAATACGAGACATTTCCGCGCCTTTTGCGTCAGCGGATGCCTTGTATGAGTCAAATTGTGCCTGCTCGTCGTCCGTTAGATCACGGGCTTCGGTGTTGGCTTTTTCCAAAATTGCGCCTGCGCTTTTCAGGCTTTCATTTTTGGCTTGTGCGGCAGCGGCTCGTTTGGCCTGCAGTTCGCGGATTTTTTTACTCATTTTGAATACTCCAAATAAAAAAGCCACCTCAACGGGTGGCTTTGGGCATAAAAAAAAGCGCCTTTCGGCGCATCGGATTTTTTAGCTATCGACGGATAGCCTCACTACTTTTGGCAGTCAACGGACTCCCGATTCAAGCAATCAATTTCAACTCGTTTGCAGCGGCAGACAGACGGCTCGCCTTAGCTGGCATGCGTGTTGCCTGTCCTTTTTTCTTCATCTGCGACAAAACATCGTCAAACGTGGCGACACCATCAACCATTTTGTTGGCAAGCGCTTCGTCTGCACCCAATACTCGACCTTGACCCATACCGTTTCGAACCGTATCAATGGGCACACCTCGACCTTTTGCGACGGCCTTGGTAAATGCCGAGTAATAATCATCAACACGAGACTGCATGAAAGCGCGAGCTTCCTCATCCAAAGGTTCATAAGGATTTCCTTCAACCTTAAATTTTCCGGCCGAGATCAACGTGGTCACAACGCCCTCATCTGCAAGGGCTTTTGAATAATCGTTATGTGCTTGCCATACCCCGATTGACCCGACCTCACCGCCCGGCGTGACGTAAAACTCTGAGGCAGAACATCCGATCCAATAGGCCGCAGATGCAGCAAGGGAATTGGCGATGGCCACGATTGGCTTTTTTGCGCGTGCCGCAATAATTTGATCGGCAAGCTCAGACACCCCGTAGACGGATCCGCCGGGTGAGTCAATATCGATCAGAATTTGACCGACCGAGTCGTCGTTAATCAGGTTTGTCAGGGCAGAACCGAATTGCTGTGTGCTCACCGAGCCTGGACCCGACACGTCATCAGCCATATTGCCGCGCTGAGTCACGATTCCATACAAAGGCAGAACGGCAATACCGCCCTGAGTCGGAACAGACGCGGCTCGGGCTGCTCTGGCCTCTTTCGCGGCCTCAATATTCGCCATGGTGCTTTGGCCTGCCGGAATACCTAAATTCCAACGAGCCAATACAGCGGTCATCGCGTTTAGACGCTCTGGCATCAATGCCCAAGGGGTCGATAAAAACTCGCTGATTAACAATTCACGTTTCATGTCTATTTCTCCAATTCGGCCAATCGAGCCAACTCAGTCGCAGCCGACCTAGTAAATAATTCAATCTCGCCCGACTGCAGGGCGCAGAATTGCAAACATCGATCAGCCACGTAAAGCGAAGCATCGACGCCTAGCGCGTCCGACACAATCTGACCAAACGCCAAATACTGTTCTTTAACCTGATCGTGAGGGGTCGATGATTTAACGAAACCCGCAATCATTCCGATTTCGCGACGAGCCAAGCGATCAACGCTTGACTGCAAGATCGCATTTAATCGCGCTTGATACCTTGCGCTCGCGGTGTCTTGCGGCGGCAATTCGCTCGTTTCGCTGGCCTCAGTTTCGCCATCATCCTCGACCATATTCAGAGGAACAAGCGGTTCATCCAAGCCCTCGATTGGGTTCAAATTCTCGGCAACACGGGCTTCGTTTCTGGTTAGCCAGCCTGCGTTAATACCGGACGAATAAAACGCGGCACGTGCGGCCTGATCGCCTCGCAAGAGGTTGTCAAAGTCAAACTCTACTTCTAGGTTGTCGCTGTCAAGCAGCAGTTGAGATTCAATAGATGACTCCCATCGCTCGGCCCACGGAGTCATCGTGTACGTTGCAAACTCAAGCGATTGTTGCTCGATGTTTGTAAACGTCGCTCGGGACAAGTCACCAATCAGGTGCGGCGGAATCCTAAAAATCCTTGCAATGTCTGTAACTTGATACTGTCTAAGTTCCAGAAATTGTGAATCACGGTTGTTTATGCCGACCTCGTGATACTTCATGCCATTGTCTAGAACCATCAGCTTGTGACGATTTGAGCCGGACTGAGCATTTTGTAACGATTCTTGAAAAACTTTTCTGGCCTCGGCGTCCTTAAAAACTCCGGGCATTTCAAGCCAGCCGCCAGTCGGCTTTGCGTCGTTGCTAAAAAATCGGTTCGAGTAATCTTGAGCGGCGAGCGCCGCCCCGAAACTCTCGCGAGCCATCGCAATCGGCGACAAACCTAAAATTCCGTCGCTCGACAGCCCACGCAAATGCCAAACTTCGCTTCGACTCAATACTGTCGTGTCGCCGTTTCGTAGGCGCACCCGGTACCGATAATCACCGTTTTCTAAAATCTCAACCGTGATTGCATCTGGTGAGATTGGCAGCAAATCGGTAATTTCACCTTTTTGATTAGTGAAAATCTGACTGTAAGCATTTCCGCGCAATGCCAAATGACCTTGCAGCATTTCCCTGAACTCAAATGGCGTTTGAAACTCGTTAGGCCGACGATTGAACAACCGATATGCCCAGTGATCGGTTACTCGATCTTTGCCGCCGTCGGCGCGAGGTCTGGTCAGGCAAAATGGCAACGATGCCATGGTCTCCGACAACACGCGAACCGACGCATACACCGCACCGATCCGCATGGCGGTGTCAGGCGAGACGCGCATGCCTGCGGAATTGCCAAAACCAAGAGGGTTAAACCAGAACGAGCCATACGCCGAGCGGTCATCCATCGACGCTTTGCGACCCGTTAAGAAACTCAATAAACCCATTCGCTAGACCATTAAAATTTGATACGTTGAGTCGATCACAAAGGGCTTCGGATCGCTTGAAATTGGGCGACTCATAGCCATAATTGCCGCCACCGCTCCATCTATTTTGTTTTCTGGCCGTTCTTTGGTTGGAGCCAACAAGCCCTTCCGAGCGATTCGCCCAACCACGTTACTCATGCACCACGTTGTCATTTCGTTACCGTCGTGATGCAACCGATTGGCTTTAAGCATCGACAAAATCTCATCCATCGGTAGCGCAAAGTTCTGAGGCGTTTGCGTAAACTCAACAGTTGTGCCACCTGCAGCCATTAAATTCTGGCTCATTTGCGTAGCATTGAATGGATCAAACACCACCTCGGCGGGATTGAGTCTTTTCATCAACTCAACGACTTCCTCGGTTACCTGTTCAAAATCCACCGTGGCACCGTCCGTCACGGTCAATACACCCTGCTTTTGCCATTTCACATATGACGCGTGATTGATGCCGGGCTCGTTAACCGTATCCTCTGGCAACCAATACCGACCAAACAAGTAATAGTGATCTTCACCAGCTAGCTGTTTACGAAACAAAATCTGCAAAGTGCAAAGGTCGGTTTTAGACGCTAGGTCAATACCAAACCAGCATTCTTCACCAGCCAACTCATCAATCGTCAGCAGCGGATCACCCGCAAGGTGCCAGAGCTGCATGTTCATCCACGCGGCTCGAGCCGAGCACCATACGTTTAGGTGCTTCGTCTTAAATCTGTTTTGTTGAACTGGATTTTGTAAAGCTTGACGCTGTGCTGACTCCAAAAACTCGGCATCGACGGAAACACCATAATTCGGATTGGCCTTCCTGAGCGACGCCGGATCGCTCCAGTCGTCCTCGTCATCAATACCGTAGATCATGCCGAACAACTCGGGGTTGTCGACCACGCCATCAAGAACCCGCTTTAACTCGGTTTCTTTCTCATAACACGGACCTGCAAGGTTAAAACCGGCAGTCGTAATCACCAACATCAATGGCTGCTCTCGCGCACCCATCCCAGTTTCCATCGTGTTGTACAGATCAGGCGTATCGTGCTCGTGATACTCGTCGACTAAACAACAATGCGGACTGGAACCGTCTCCAGGCTTGCCAATCACAGGCTCAAAGCGGGATCCAGTCTTTGCCGACGAAATCGATTTAGCAAAAACTTCAACGCCAAAATATTGCAATGCATTAGGCGTTTTTACCAGCATATCCTTGGCCGGCCTAAACGTCTCCCACGCCTGTTTCTCGGTTGTCGCGCCCGAATAAATCTCGGCACCCGGCTCTTTGTCTGCCAGCAGCATGTACAAACCGATTCCAGCGGCCAGCATCGACTTGCCGTTTTTTCGAGGAACCTTGATGTACGCCGATCGGTACCGCCGTCGTTTGTCAGACTTTCTCAGCCAACCAAAAATATTACAAAGGATGAAGCATTGCCACGGCTCTAAAACAATCCGCTCTAACGTCCTCGCCCATTTTCCCTTAACGTGTGGGAATAGTTCAATAAACTCGCAAGCCTTGGATGCCGCATCGTTATCAAACTTGTATTTAAATTCCTTCTTCTTACTTAATTTCAGGTCATCGATGTGCTTCTGACAGGCGAGCCTAATGTATTTCGCAGCAGGAATTTTCCCCGCGACTACACCTCGGGCATAGTCATTGCAGCGATCAATATGGCTCGACACACTTAACTGAATCTCGCAAAAGGATTAACTTCGTCTTGTTTGGTTGCGGTCACTTTGCTCCGTGAACTTGGCGTCATACCAAATTCAGCCAACAACTTGACCATTTGATCGTGGCTTTTGTTTGCGACCGCAAGCCACGGCGATTGCATTGTCATCCCATTAGGTGTGACGATCATCGCCCCGTCTCGAGCTAGCGCATCGGACGCTTCTTTAAATCGCGCAAAAGCCTCGCAATACAAAGCCAGTGACTGACTATCAAGCGCAGTCAAAAGCCCAGACTGTTTCAGCGTCTTACTGACAATTTCCCATTGTGATTTTGCCGAGTCGCTTAACCAATCCGGCATTTCAACTTCGCCCTTTGCAACTGGCTCTGACTTGTTGATCGGGCGCTTGCCCGGATTGCCCTGAATAAGCTTTAACGTCGTCGGTTTTGGCTTGCGTCCTGCCATGTAATGCTCCAAAACGGGGAAACCCCACCCTACTTTAAAACGCGGCTGTAAAAAAAGAGCTGCAAATTCGGTTATCTTCGGTCATCTTGCAGAGATTCAACCACCCCCGCCCTGCTTCAGAGACCCCGTGCGCCCACCGATATGACCGTATCAATCGAGGATGGCTCATATTTATCCCACCAGACCTGTGCTGCATGAAGGCTTTTGACCTTATGAAAACCTGACCGAGTCGCATTGATGCGGCTTAAGCATTCGTTTAACGGTGTCATCATTACAAGCACCTTCTCGGCACCGAGCATCTTTGCCCAGTCCTCTCGAAATAACCCGACAGGCTCCGATACGATGAACCACGCTTGTTTGTCTGTGATTTTTGTGTGGAGGGCATCCAGCATTCGATTACGAGTTGCTAGGCACTCCCCTATGGCATCGGTCGACTTGTCATCTAGGGATAGGCCGAGAGATAGACGAATGGCGTCAAGGTCAATGACGATGTCCCCATCGCTCAAGTGCGTAGCGACGTAGGTCGACTTACCTGAGCCAGCGGCACCGCAGACTATCGTGACGGGCATAGCCGCCCGACGTATCCAGTTGGGATGTATCAGATCATCGGTCAACGGCTGCCCTTTATGCGAGCCCTTCTTTTCTTTGTTCGTCTTGGCGCGATGGCATTCAATACAGATGGCTTGCAGGTTATCGAAGCTGTCCGAGCCGCCCTCTGCAATATTGACGATATGATCAACCTCTTGTGCTGGGCTCAAGATACCCCTGGACTTGCATACTTGGCACAGGCCATTATCTCGCCGCATCACGGCTGGCCGGATCCGCTTGGACCAATCGTAGCCATAAGCGCCACGCACCGACTTGTTGGCGAATGCCTGAGGCTTGTGATCGGAACAGAAGCCCGGCCTATCCAGCAGAACAACACAACCATCTTTTCGGCAAGTGCTTTTAGGTCTGGCTGGCATGTATAAAAAAGACCGCCTGCGAGACGGTCAAGGTTTGAGAAACACTCAAACAAGGAGACAAAATAAAAAGCCCGCAGACTTTTAATCTACGAGCTTAATTGGTTTTAACGAATCGCACCTGGATGGCAGCTTTTTGCGAAGCGGCAATTACGTTTCAATCGGGCGCAACTTTCCCGACCTGTAATTATTATGAAGGATTTTTATTCAAAAACAACATAAAAATATTTTGTCTCTACTGAGCAACATTGGTGTCGTTGTAATACTTGATCTCGCTCTCAATACGCTCAAGCACAGCAATCGTTTTATTGATCTTGAAGTACCAGCAAAAAATCTCTCGGCCAAACAAAAACAAAATCAATACAAAAATGAATCCGCCAAATATCGATTCCACTATCAACTCCCTTTTAAATGAAAAATCACTGTTTTGTATTGCAATTACTTCCACCGATTTTGCTCCTGTTCAACTCTTTTTACTAGCCCCCCGCGAATTAGGTGTGGACATAAAGTCTCTTTTGCCTCGGTATACACGGCATGCGCTTCTTCTGGCTTGACCCGACCACTGCGGAACACTGATATTTTGTTAACTCTGTTTCGTGCGTGAATTTCAATGGCGTTGTACTGGGCGAAGCTAAGCGTGTCGCGCATAATTTTTTCAACAGCGTTTGCCGTTTCTTTATCGATTCGCGCGTCAATATCGTCGCCATCTGTATAAATATCTGTCGATTGAGCGTGACGTGAATAAATGGCCGAAGTCGGAGCACCGAGGCGCATGCGCCACGAATTCTGTTGTTCCCACCAGATTGTGAATAAGGTTTCGATTTGTTCCGATTGGTCGCGGGTCATTTGCACGAATCCTCAAAATAAACGACAGATTGGTCGCGCTTGAAAAGTTCGCAGCGCTTGCCATAAACTCGACGTTTAAATTCGCAGGCGTTGTGAACCTCTCGGTTAATTTCTATTGAGCGCTTATGAACACACTCACCGCAAGCCGCATCCTTGCGCAGCCGCTCAGCCTCTTTACGAAGCGCAACAAACTCAGGGTCGCCATACATCCAAGATTCGTATGCCATTTATGCCTCCATTAAATCTGATGCCTTGAACGTGCGTTTCATCACCTTTGCGATGTGCCTCAAAGCATTTCTTTCGATTTGCCGAGCCCTTTCCTTCGTCAGGCCGATCTGATCGCCCAACTCGTGCAGCGGAGTAACGCCGTCAACCGGGCATTCGATAAGAGCAACCAAACGCTTGTGATTCAAAATCTCTTTAAAAAAACGCTGTCGCAACTCTTCGTAAACTGCGCCGCCGATGGGTACGGTATCGCTAGATAAGTGATAAGTTTTTTTAAACTTTGAGAAATAAGCCTTAAAAACCAGATCTGGACTAGTTTCCGCATGCTCGGCACAGGCACTCAAAAAGTCATTCGACAAATAGCCTGCGCTGTCGCGTATCTTGATGAGTTTTGAATAGCTAATTTTCACGGGCGGCGAATCTCTGGAACTCGACTTGTCACCGACACCAGCTCTGGCTGAATTTGTGCCCGCTTTGCCGCTACTTTCAACGCCATATCAGGCTTATATGGTCGATTGATAAAAAGCTGACGTGCCGTTGCGACTTTATCGTTTGATTTTTGCTTGGTCATATTCCACCTCTTTGATTGGCATGTATTGAGAAATAAAAATTCTGAGCATCCCGCCCTCGACGACGGGCATTCTGGTCACTCTTAGATCATCGATCAGACAATCATCTTGATAGACTCCGGCATGGGTTAGCGCATCTAAAACTGCTTTGCACGGATTATCGATGTCGCGTCGCCGCTTATCTGGCGGGTACAGGTGAATGCCGACCTGCAACCTTCCATCCGGTGCCTTGATCCTGTATCTAGTGACGTAATTCAACACAGCCGCCCGATACTCAACCCCAGCCGGTTTAATAAACTTGCGACCGCCGCGACCAATACCGTAGTAATGATTGACGCTCGGTGGGAACGGGGTCACGACAATAATCATTGAATTTTCTGCGCCTTGGCTAGAGCATTACGAGCATCCAGCGCCGCCAGTCTCTCGAGCAAGTCTGGATCGTCCGGCGCAATAAACATCCTTGGTGCGCTCTGTTTCCAGTAGTGATTGATCTCGTCAATTTTGTCGATCGCAGCTTTGTATTCATGAGAATCGACTCCATAAACTCGACGAGCCTCGCCTGCCGCCTTTCCTGCTTCCTTTAACATTTCGTTAAACATTGGTTGCCCTCAAATGGTTAATCAGCACTTCTCTATCCCAGCCTCGGTACCGAGTTAAAAAATAAATGCGTGTGTCCTGCAGTTTTCGGTTTGGCCTTGCAGATCGAATCAAAGCGGCAGCGCAATCGATGCAGGTTTTAAGTTGATAAACGGGACCGTGTTTGTGAGTCATGCAGCCACCCTATGGCTGTCATCCGTCGCAATCGACAAACTTGTCAAAGATTCATTCAACCTGAGGATGGGCTCGGCCTGTATGCCGCCATTATCAAAAACAAGTTGCGCACGCGCTGGATGGCCGATCAGTCGAGGCAAATTTGATGACAACCCCATTTGATCGTTTTGACTCTGCGAAATCCCGATTAATACCTTTGGATATTCCGGTTTTTCTTGTCTTAAGGAATAGCCTCTATAACGATTTTCAAACTCGTTTTTAACGAAAGGCCACTCTTCCTCCTTTTTATGACCAAGTTGAATCCAGCCACCCATATCCGTGATCACCCGGTGGATCAGAGCATCATCAAAAATTACGCTCTCATATGTGCCGACAACCCGAACAGCACGATCAACCTTTGACCAAGCAATCAAGGCAGCATCTTTGCTTGACCCTTGAAGCATTCGGACGACATCGGCGGGTTTGGGCATAAATTGGCCGTTGTCGGGGTTGATGCAATGGCGATTTAATGCGTCGCTTACCGCGGCAAAATCAAACGGCCTCATTGCCTCCCACCAGACCAATCCGGCAAAAGTCGAAAAATCCTGTCGGTAAAACGCATAAACGTTCGAGATCAAAGATAAAAAATTCTTTTTGTCAGAATCAATCATTGGACTGTCCTCATCATTTCATCAACGATGGCTTGATTTCGAGCTTCGAGAGCTTCCTGCTTGTTTTCGCGAGGTGGTCTGGATTGGCTTGCCAAAACACGGTCAACGTAGGCGGGAAGGTAGCCAAATCCCTCTTTTGCATTTGCGTAGGCATAGCTAATCGCCTTTCTCATTCGCCCAATCGAAACGCCCGATTTGATCCACTGAGCAGTCAACGGGAAAAACTTCGTTCTGTCGTGAATGCTGTAGGCATCGACATCGACTGCACACTCGTCCCTGAAAAACTCGATCCACCTTTGCCGGTCAGCGGGAATTTCGTCATCGTCGAAAATCGGCGGGTTTGCCGACGATTTACATCCCTGTCCCTGTCCACTGTCCCTGTCCACTGTCCCTATAAGAGCGTTTTCCGCCGGATTTCCGCCGGATGGTTCTTGTCTATCTGTACTTTTTCCGTCGGAAATTTCATCTTTTCCGCCGGAAATTTCCATTTTTCCGCCGGAATTTTTCTGTTTTGATTTTTCTTTACGCTGTCTTTCTGCCTCCTTTGCTGTCCTATATTTGATTTTTCCGGCCATCGCTTCGTTGGCTTTTTCGGCAATTACAGGGTGATACAGCCTTCCGTCTGAACATTTAATCCAGCCGCGCAGAGATCCTTCCTTTACCTTTAACCATTCTTTGATAACCCTCCCGTACCCCGCAAACTGAGATAGAACGACATCATCATCTGGCAGGCTGGCTGCGGGTACCTGGTGCCAACTCGCACACCACAAAAGAACGGCGCAACGGAACTCGTCCCCACTTGATACTGCGGACAAATCACTATCGCGCAAACGAACAACATCAAGCGGCATAAAAGCAAAATCGCGCAAATCGCAATCGAGCGAAGTTAATGGTGTTGGCAACTCGCTCAAAACAAACTCCTTTGAATCACTGGCAACCCAACCAACTTTGCCGACCGACCGCTTGATGTCTTAACGGTTCCAGACTCTTCGAGTACACCTTTTGACACCAAGCTATTTACGCGACCGCAAACAGCTGACTCTTTCCAATTCAACATCTGAGCAATCTGCTCGCGAGTCATGGATTTGCCAGCCTCTTGAATCGCCGCCAGAACCTCTATTTCTTTATTCTGCAACTCCGGTATTCGGAAGGAATGAAACGCGGCTACGGACGTTTCTGCCATTTGGGTTCTCATAACAAAGCCCCTTGCTCAAATTTGATTTGTTTAGGTTCGTCGAAAAGGCCGATCTGCTTTGTCGCCCTTTCTATTCGTTCGCACGCAATTTCAAAATAGGAGGCCTCCCGCTCGATGCCTATAAACTTTCTGCCCATTTCAATCGCGGCAACCCCTGTGGTACCAGATCCCATAAACGGATCCAGGATCAATTCGAGTGGGTTTGTAAATTTATCCACAAAGCCGCGAACCAATCCAAGAGGCTTGCCCGTTGGGTGTAGGCCATCTGAAACCAAAGCCCCTACATAATTTCCATGAGAGCCGCCGCCATTCCAACTCTTTTTGGTTTCACCTTTTTTGGAATAGAGATAAGCAATACCTTCCCATCCTTGCGCCGGACGGTCTGCGCTAATTTGCGGCATTGGATTGGTCTTTACCCACACTCCAAACCGGACAAATTCCCATCCGCAAGGAGGCGATTGTTCGAACTCTGCAATATGCCGCCATTCCATCGTTGCTACAAACCAGCCCGAGCATATTGAGGAACAGTCGCTAATGATTTTGGAAAGCTCACCGGCAGTTATTGGTAAAAAATCAATCGCTTTATTTCCATAACCGACAGTCCGATTGCTTTTTGCATTTTTGTGAGTCACTTCGCTGTAAGGAGGGTCAGTAATCACAGCATCCACCCCCCCCTTGATCAGCGGTAAAACATCATTGCAATCGGCTAAGTAAAGCGTTGCGTCTCCAATCTTTTCGACCCTCACGCCGTGATCTCCCATTTTTTTGCTCTTTGATATGCCTGTTCAACAAACTCCGGCCACATCCCGCGACGAATCAGCAGGGATCTGGTTCTGTTGACGTAACTAGCCTCTAAGTTTCTGCGGGCTACTTTTGAAAGCTTGCCGCTCTGGTCTAAAAACTGATGGCACCACTGGCACATAGGAAAAGTCAACGAGTCGCACGCCTTCTGACCAATGCTTTTGCCGTAATTGACATGCGCCGCTTGTGTGAATCCTTCCATGCCACACATCGAGCATCCGAGCGACGCAATTACTCGCCGGTGCTGCTCTGATCGCAACGGGTTTTCTTTTGCGATCATGCTGCCATCCTTTCGTCCGCAAAGCGCCAATAATGCTTGGCGTGATGACGAATAACGCCGTTACAAGCTCTGCTTATACTGTCGCTTCTGAACCCCAGCCTAACGGCATCCATGCCAGCATGAAAAAAAGTTTCTTTACCAGTTTTCATGCAGGTCGCAATTACAGCCTTACTAGTGACATGCTCTTTGCCAAACTTCCCTTGAAAGTAATTTATTCTTCCTAGGCAATCCCATGAATGCTGCTGATTTTCGCTAGCCGTCGTCCACTCTAAGTTTGCGAGAAAATTGTTTGACCGATTTCCGTCGATGTGATTTACCTGAGGCTTGTTCAAAGGATTTGGAATAAAGGCAGCGGCAACCAGTCGGTGTACTAAAAATTGATGTCCACTAAGAGAACAACACATATATCCGGTTGATTTCAGAATCAATTTCAACTCTGTGTTTGCGCTTCTTACAAGCCCAGTGTTGCTTACCTGATAATGCGGATAGACCTTAATTGACCGCCATTCAACCTGATCGTTCATGCTGCCCTCTTGTCGTGATAAATAACAACGCCTCGCTCTGCCGCAACAAAATTCAAAAACTCAAGCCACTCGCTAAACTGCTTCTTGCTAAATTTGCTTGTGCGCTTGCCAAGCATGACAACCCCACCGTTCAACCCAGCGGCTAGCCTCACGGTTTCGCCATAAAACGCAGCTGTCAAAATGTCTTTAAACTCTTCGGGGGTAAGCGCCGTTAATTCGCCATTTACAGGCCACTTCAATTGTTTCGAGAAGGCATCTAAGATGGGCCACTGCGCAGCGTTTTGATCTAACGATCTCTTACGCTCTTTGATCTCGACGCGCATGCCTTCGGCAGCTTGCATAATTGCTTCGCAAGCACGCTGTTTCACAGCCTCGTTGATTAGGTTGAAAATCATTCATCACCCCACAGAAGCGAGGCTGGATTTTCGATATGCTTCATGGCCGACTGGTACATCAACATCATGGCTTGAGCAATCGCGGGATCAATACACTTGTACTGAGCTGGCACCACTTTCAAACCGGCCGCAGCCAGCACGTTCGATAGCAAATCCAACTGACCGTCTTTCAGTCGCGAAATAGTCGACTCGCTCGATCCTGTGCGAGCTGCGATTTCAACTTGTCCCACCGTTGAAAGCCCCTTCAAGATCTGTGTGTGGATCTTGCGTGCGCAATCAAGCTGGGCGGCCGATACTTCGCTCATGAATTCACCTTTTCAATCAGCTCAGGCCAGATCAAAGACCAGTCGTCGGGACGAAGGTCTTGCCGGGTTACTGCGCCATTTGTTAATCGCTCAAATTCAACGCAACGAGTGGGCGAAATTGCGGCTTTTCCCGAGGCGAGCTGCGATAAATAAGACATGGAGATACCCATTGCTTCGGAGAGTGCTGAGCACCCGCCGCGCCCTGCTGTTGCCAAGTATGTTTTCAGATCCATACACAAACCCTTTTGTTATTACTTGTGAGTTTATTGTTTGCTTAACTTAAAGTCAAGCGTTTGCTTGTTTATTATTTACTAATCAAAATCACAGAATGACACCCGACACCCGCAGGCAAAACTTAAAAATTTGGTTTGAAACCCACTCCATCCCGCCCAGCGAGAAAAGCTATATTTCTCAATTGATTAACGGGAAAGCTTCATTTGGCGAAAAAGCCGCTCGCAGGCTTGAAGAAACATATGGGATGGATAAGTTTTATTTGGATAAAATTGAATATTCAAATGTCACAGACTGGTTGCCGACGGCCAAAAAAGCCACGCGCGTACCCGTAATATCATGGGTTAGAGCCGGCAGCCTGTCGGAAATTAACGATCCGCACTTGCCTGGCGAAGCCGATGACTGGGTTAATCCAATACACACTATTCCGTCGCCGACAAGCTTTGCCTTGCAAGTTGAAGGCGACAGCATGACCAACACCGGAGCTGGCGTAAGCTTTCCAGACGGTTGCATCATTGTCGTTGACCCTGAGCGAGCACCAAAAGCCGGGGATTATGTCATAGCGAAAGACGTGACAAATCAAAAAGCTACATTCAAAAAACTAACAACCGATGGATCTGCATGGTACTTAAAACCGTTAAATTCGGCGTACCCAACAAAAGAAATTGACGACCCAGCTCTGCGCGTTATCGGCGTCGTAATTGAATACCAAACAGGCGGAAAATTATGAATATAAGGCGCGGGTTTTTTAGGGTCTGGGTAGCTGCATCTTGTTTTTGGATGGCATTTGTTTTAGTCAAAGCCGACGTTTCCAGCGAAATCGGGGTTTGGTATCGGTATTATTTTGATCATGAAGCTGAGCAAAAGCGCCGCGCCCCAGACGTGTGCAGTTGGCGTAACGTGCCAAGCTTGTCCGACAGGCGAAGCAGAACGCCTGAAAACCAAATGCAAGAGCTACGTCAATGCATTGAGTTATATCAACTAGAACGGCCGCCAATAAAATATCTCGTTGAGCCGTTGTTATGGGCATTTTTACCCCCGACCTTAGGCGTTGCGTGTTCAATGCTTGCTGGCTACTGGATCTTTTTGTTATTGCGCTGGCTGAAACGCGGCTTTGATAACTAGCAAATTCATAAAAAATCTACCAAGGGTTTCCCCTAGTAAAAAAATTTGCCTTTTAGTTAAGTAAACGCTTGACTGTATGTTTATTTTTTAATAAACTTTCAATCAGACACTTAACTCAAGGGGTTTACAAATGAAACAATCAACTTACACAGGATCAAACTGGACAAGCCGCTTTACTCGGCAATCCAGCTGGGATCGTGGCTACTACTGCCAGCCTAAACAAGCGCAACGCATTTCACCCTACTCATGGTTGCTAGCCGCCTTGTTTGTAGCTTATTGGTTTGCGCTGTTCTTTATTGGCGCGAGGTATTTCTGATGAATACCTGTTCAGTCACTCAAGACCTTACCGTTTACAAAGCCTCGCAAGGTGATGCCGACGCTTATCACGACGCAATCGACGCAAAGGCTCGTGAACTTATGGCAGCCGGCGAGCCTCATTACCCATTCGACTTGGCCAACTTGTCTGACGCAATGTGCGAAATCGACAAGGACAAATTGGCCGCGCAGCTCAAAGCAAACGATTTTCACGGCGCTGGCGTGAGTCTAGCCGTGCAAGTGATTTTTTACTGGAAGCAAAAAGCCATTTGCCAAGCCATTCAGATTATCGACAACGGCTGTCAAAAATGTTTCGGGTCTGGTTGCCCGACATGTGATTACTAATCAACGGAGATTAAAAGCATGAGTAATGCGCTTCAAATGATCGAACAGACAATCATGTCTGTTGAAGCAGACTTCAAACAGCGCTCGGTCGATGAATCGATCAACTTTGAGCGTGAGTCTGTATTTGCTCTGCAGCAGCTTACCCAATCTGATTACGCGATTGGGATTGCCATGAGCAATAAGCAAAGTGTGATCAATGCAGTCAGCAATGTTTCAGCGATTGGACTGAGTTTGTCACCAGCAAAGAGGCAAGCGTATCTGGTGCCGCGAGATAAAAAAATCTGCCTTGACATTAGTTACATGGGGCTTATTGATCTCGCAACCGCGACAGGATCGATTAAATGGGCACAGGCCGCGATAGTTCGAGAGGCTGATACGTTTTCTCTAAACGGGATTGATCGCCAGCCTACGCATCAATACAACCCTTTTGCAACGGATCGCGGAGAGATTGTCGGTTGTTATGCAGTTGTTAAAACCGCCGACGGTGATTACTTGAGTCACGCTGTGCCAATCAAGGCCATCTATGACATACGAGATCGATCATCGGCATATCGCGCTTATTTGGCAAAAAAGGTGACTTGCCCTTGGGTGACTGACGAAATCGAAATGATCCGCAAAACGGTGATTAAACAGGCATACAAATATTGGCCGAAAGTTGACCGACTTGAAAAAGCGATTCACTTGCTCAACACCGACAGCGACGAGGGCCTTGCTGAACTGGTCAACGAGCCAACGATTATCGAACAACGTGATCAGGCACCAGCTCCGGCCACTCAAAATCAACCGATGCTTAATCAAAAAGACATTGATGAAATCGAAGCGCTTGCGCAAGAGGTTGATTGCCCAATTTCAAAAATCACAGCGGCATACAAAGTTAGCGCGCTGAGTTTTATTCCGAAATTAGCCTACGAAAGCATCATTAAAAATTTAGAAGCAAAACGCGAAAAGGTAGCCGCATGAAACGAATCCCATATTTTTTAGATATTGAAACGATCCCCGGACAGCACCCAAGTGTAATGAGTGCGCTGCAGGCGGATGCCGCAGTTCAAAAGGCCGCAATCAAGGCACCGGGCAATTACAAAGATCAAGAAAAGATCAATTCGTATGTCGAAGAAAAAATGGCAGAAATAGATGCCGCAATCGACGAGCGCCACCGCAAAACATCGTTTGACGGTGCGTATGGGCAGATTGTTTCTGCATCGATCGCTATTGGTGACGATGCGCCGATCAACCTATATAGCGAAGATTGGAAAAGCGCGGAACCAAAAATTCTGACTGACTTGTTTTCAATTATCAAAGACTCATACAACACAACGTCAAATAGGCCGCCCGTCTTTGTTGGTCACAACATTGTTGGCTTTGACCTTAGGTTTATTTTTCATCGGTCAATTTTGCTTGGCATCGAACCGCCAGCAATTATTCCGTTTAACGCCAAGCCATGGGGGGAGGACGTTTACGACACGATGACTCAATGGGCGGGTGTCGGGAAGATGGTCAGCCTGGACAAACTTTGCAGAATTCTTGGAATCGCCACCAAGGGTTCAGAGATTGGCGACGAGATTGATGGCAGCAAAGTTTACGACTTTGTTTTGGCCGGGCGAGTTGCCGATGTTGCCACGTATTGCGGCGGTGACGTTGATCGCTGCCGAGAGGTTTATCGACGCATGACGTTTAGCCATGCACCAGTCTTAACGGACATTGACTTTTAACAAAGTAACAAAAGGAATTTATATGAAATCATCAACAACAGAAATCGCACCCATTTTGGGCACCTCGATGGGAGGCGGATTCTATGCCGGCCGTATTTTGATTGATCAACAAATTTTTGCTTTGATCGTCGCTCCCAAGTCGTTGGGCGAGTGCTTAGGAAAGAAGTGGAACGGTCGGAACAAAGATGTAACTGGCGCAAAATCTTACTTCGACGGGGTGGCAAATACGCAAGCCATGGCAGAAGCTGGTAGCAAGCTGGCTCAATGGGCGCTTGATTTAACGATTGGTGAGACTAGTGATTGGTATTTGCCGTCGCAAGACGAACTTGAAATCTTGTACCGGAACTTGAAACCCGGCACTTGGAAAAATTCTTGCTGGGCTCGGTCAGGTATTAATCTTTCAGCCGTCAACCCAACTCGACCTTACGCGCCTGAGTTGCCAGTTCAAACGCCTGCCAAGGTTTTTCAGACGGGCGGTAGCGAGGCTTTTGAAGAGGGGTGCTACTGGTCGTCTACGCAGCACGCTTCGAACTCCTACGACGCTTGGTATCAGGGTTTCGGCGATGGCTACCAGAGCAGCGACATCAAGTCCGCTGAGTGGCGCGCTCGCGCGGTCCGCAGATTATCAATTTAATAATTTAGAAAGATCGCACGTAATTTATTTTAATTTTATTGGAGCATGAAATGCAAACACGTTTATCAACCGAGGTGTTAGCCGAGCACCTGAAAATCAAGCCTCAGACAATTCGCGCCGCACTTTGTCGCGATGGGCACTACCTAGGGCTACGCCCCATAAAGCTGCCGAATCGCCGCCTTTTGTGGGACGCAGCCGCATTAGAGGCGCTGCTCTCGTCGGGAAACTCGAAATAAAAAGCGGGCAAATATTTTAAACAAAGCCACTGCCAACAGTTTAAGCAAAGTTCCCAGTCAACGTTAACCGAGGCCAACATGAGACCAAGCCAACGCGACAAGATATTGAAGTTTTGCGAACAACCAAGAACCGCTCACCAGATAGCAGAGCATATTGGCGTGCTCAGAAAATCGATTGATTTACAAAAAAAGCAGATGATCGAATTAGGCCTGTTGCGTCGGTGGGTAGTTGGATCTAAGCGAGCCCAAATCGTTTATTTCCAAGCGACTGGTGCAAGTGTTGAGCCTGTCAAAAAGGCAGCCGAACCGGTTGAAAAAGTCTCGGTCGATTTTCTTATCCGAGCGCATGACCCCTTTAGTCTTTGCAGTCGTATTTGAAGGAGTGCGTCGTCTCGCTATTTACGGCGCGAAATTTGAAGGAGAAGATCATGTGAGCGATTCGAGGTTTCATGACAAAGAAATTTAGCAGAGTTATTGCATAGCGTTACCAGCGATCAAATCCGCAGCCTCGGTGAAAGTCCGAGGGCTTACATGAAAGTATTGAGACATTTTCATGTGAGCCGCAACAGGTCTTAGCCGCCTAAAGATTTTGTCTCCTTGGGTAACAAACGCTGCTTTATGCGAGGCGGCTCACAACCTAGTTGAATGATGAAAAAACTTTTATTGATGTTCTTGTTATCTGGAAGTTGTAGCGCCGCGGTGATCGGTGAGGCCGATTACCTAGGCGTAAAAATTGTTTTAACCGATTCAAGATGCGGCAGGACCAAGACAAAGTTTATCGCTTATCAAGATACGTTTTATTCACGCATGCAGGGATGCTGGACGGTACAGGGTGATTTTGCCGATATTCGAATCGGCAAGTTTCACGCCAAGATCAGATTAAAAGAATTTAACTTTTTGAGTTGAGGAAGAAATGAGCGAATCATTAAAGCCCTTTAACCTAGAACGCGCCAAAGCTGGCGATCCGGTTTACGACATGCACTTGAAAGAAGCTGTCCATTTCATCGGCGTTAATAGACTTGGCGAATATGTTATTCAGGGATGCGGCGTGTTGTATTACACACGATGGGCGGATGACCTTCGCATGGCACCCAAAAAACGAAACGTGTGGCTGAATATAAATCTAGATTACAGTACTGATGGCTATATCTACCACACAGAAGATGAAGCGAATCGTTACGCAGGCTCTAGTCGCATCGGCAACAAAGCATGGCCTCTTGAGATCGAGGAATAGGCCATGAAAGACAAACTCGATTTGATTATTGAAGCACTTGAACAAAGCTGCAAAATGTATGCAACAGATCCGCATGCATATTCCTACCATACGTGCTGTGGAGTTGAATTTGGTTCAGGGCACCACCCCGGTTGCAAATTGCCTCAAGCCCTCGAAGCCGCCCGTGCGCTGCGAGATATGAAACCTGTTTGCGAAATTTCACGAAACGAAGCTGGTCAAATTTTTATGCATGACGGATCAGGTAATGCTTTTCGTATGGATAAACATATTGGCACAAAGCTCTACGCCCTCGACATGAAGCCGTTCGTGACCTGTTGATTGATTGTCGTGAATCGTTAGCCAATATCGGAGGTGAAACCATGAAATACGCACTAATCAGCGAGGAACAGATCAAGCAGATTCAGGATGCGCTTCAAGAAATAAAAGATTCTAAATTGCTTAAAGAACAACCTTGGTCAAATTGGGTAAAGGCACTTGCCACGATTCAATCGCTCAAACCAAGCGAGCCCGTTGCATGGATGGAAGATTCCATTGAGTTATATGTACAAGACTGCCCATCCAATACTTATGTAATACCTTTATATAGACTAGACGAGGTGACGAAATGAACGAAAAATATGAATTGCTTGCAAACGATGCAAAACAATTGGGAGATAAAACACTTTATCGAATACGTGCTTTAGTTGCAATTTCTTCGGTGGCTGCTGGTGATTTAGGCGGGTATATTGAAACAGAAAAAAACCTGTCAACGTCCGGCAATGCGTGGGTGTTCGATAATGCTCGGGTGTTCGATAATGCTCGGGTGTCCGGCAATGCGTGGGTGTCCGGTGATGCTTGGGTGTCCGGTGATGCTCGGGTGTTCGATAATGCTCGGGTGTCCGGCAATGCTCGGGTGTCCGGTGATGCTCGGGTGTCCGGCAATGCTTGGGTGTCCGGCAATGCGTGGGTGTCCGGTGATGCGTGGGTGTCCGGTGATGCTCAGGTGTTGAAATCCGCAGATATATTACAAATTGGACCTTCTAAATCATCTGGCCGATTTACAACTGCACATATTGATAAAAAAATCGGCGTTAGGGTTAATTGTGGATGTTTTTCAGGGACAGTCAAAGAATTTTCAGACGCTATTGAGGAAGCCCATAAAAACAACCAAGAATATCTGGAACAATATCGCCTGTTTTGTCAGCTAATTGCTTTTAATTTTGGGGTAACGAAATGACTGACCAAGAACTATTAGAGTATGCGGCTAAGGCGGCAGGGCAACCGTTCGATCAAGGTCGTTTTGAGAGCGGCAATTGGTTTTATTATGAATCTGTCGGTGAGCCGCCAAACGACCACTGTTGGACTGAATTATGGAATCCACTAACCGATGACGGCGATGCGTTGCGGCTGGCGGTGAAGTTAAGTATTGACTTTTACACGGGGGAGGACGACGGCGTAGCCATATATGCCGGATACTTTGACGTCAAAGACAATTACCGACAAAAGTATAAGGTTGAACGTGTAAGTAACGACCCATACAGTGCAACCCGCCGAGCAATCGTTAGGTGCGCCGCTGAGATTGGTAAGGGGATGACAGCATGAGCACACTATCCCAGTTGATTCACGATAAATTCAAATCAGGCAATTTCGTTGAGGTTGACCGTATCGTTATTACTCGCGCTGAGTATGAGGCAAAGCTAGCCAAGCCTGAGCCGAAAACTGAGCCAGACTTTGAAGCAGAAATAAAGCGCCTCAAAGATTGTCTTTTTCAAATGCAAAATGCGGCGATTGAATTATCCAAGCCAAAAGAAAACTCGCGCAAAGAATGGATTGATTTATCAGTTGACCAATTTAAAGAATTGCTCAAATTAACGATTCACGAGGTCGATAAAAACAAATTTACGGAGTCTGAAGGCGTATTGTTTTTTGGTGCACTTGTTCAGGCCAAGATCAAGGAGTTAAACGCATGAAATGTATCGTTAAGAACTGCACCAACAAAGATCATCAAGGTGTGTTTTTTGGTTCTTTGTGCGCCCCTTGTCACGAATTTATTACCACTGGTAACAGTAAATACAGTCAGGCATATCGAAACTTAAAGTGTCAATGGGTAGGGTTGACGGATGTCGAAATAATTAACGCCGCCAATAGTGCGCCATTTGAGGACATGCAAACGGCTGATGACTATATCTATGTAATCGCTCGTGCAATCGAAGCCAAGCTCAAGGAGAAAAACACATGAGTTATTCTGCAATTTCTTTTGATACAACGAACCATGAAGAGATTTCGTCTGACGAACCTCACCCTTATCTTCGTTCCGAGTGCGGCCTAAAGTTTCGTATTGGGTTGCATGCTGATGATGACGAGGCTCTGCTAATCCAAGTCAAAAAGCACAAAGATGACGATGAAGTAAAAATAAACACTATCTCTTACGTTGATCATGTGTTTGGTTGCTATTTGGAAATTAATGAAGCCAAGCAGCTCCGCGATTTCCTCAACTATGCGCTAAAGGATTTTTGATGAATCAAGTCGTTACTTTGAGCAAAGATGAGCTGAACGAAATGCTTGAGAACGTGGCGCGTCAAACTGTTGCCGAGGCTATCCGAAAATTCCCTAAAACAGGTCAACCAAGGCCGGTATGCGTCACGCAAAAGCAGGCCGCTGAAATGTTGGGTTTGTGCGAAACAACAGTTTCTCGACGAGTCAGGGACGGCTCAATTCGCTTGAATTCGGTGGGCATGATTCCCATTTTGGAAATCGATCGGCTGGCTGGATTTGATTGACACTCCCCAAAATTTCCCCATTCGGCCTAAGAGCCAATAAAATCGGGGCTGTCGATTCTCGCCGGAGGCACCAAAAGTAAAATCAAATTTGACCAAACGACGTATTTAGTAGCGTCTCAGGCAATCGGTTAGATTAAATTGACCTAAAAATACAATCTAATCTACACTCAACTCCCC